TTGAGCTCGTCGATTTGCTCGGTGACGCCTTTGAGCTCGCCGTCCTTGTACTCGATCTTGGAATGGTCGAGCAGGGCGGACACGGCTTTCGCGTTGCGCGGCTTTGCGGCCTTGAGCGCATCGTTGAGCGCGTAGTCACGTTGTGTGGCGATCATCTTCGCTTCGTAGTCGGCGATGTCTTTGGCTCGTGCATCGGTCAAATCCTTGAACGCTTTTTGCGCTTCCTCGATGGTTTTTGCGCCACCGAACGCAGCGGCAAAGTCCTTCTCGAACTTGTCAACGCGGCCCTTGTAGTCCTTTGCGGACGTGTTCACTTCATCGAAGCGGCTCTTGGGGATGTGATCTTCTTTCGGAACGAGGACAAACTCTTTGTCCGCAGGCAGTTTACCTGCTATCGCTTCAAGGTCTTTCCCGATTGCCGTTCTGATGTCTTCGTTGGTGATGGTGATGGGCATGTTCTGTTTTTCTCCTCTCATTTGTTGACGCGGTTCTGTCCGCGAATTGAAGACCACCTTTTTCGCTCGGTGGCGGCGGATGTATTCATAGCCCTTTCGAGCGTTTGAACCTTGAGTTGCTACTGCTCATTCTCGACGACGCGCGTCCGCCATAGGTAGTAAGCGCGGTTGTTGTCGTGCGAGAACGTGATGTATCGGTCGCGCGTTTCCTGCCACTTGGCTCGCAGTTCATGCGCGTATTCGGTGTCGCCTTCCGCTCGCGCCGTCTTCTCCTGAATCTTCAAGGAACGGATGTCGCGTTCGTATTGGCGTTGCTTGTTGTTCACGAAGTTCTCGCGCTTGATGGTTCGCGCGTCGTATTCCTTCGGTGCTTTGCTTCCCTCTTGATACTCGATCAACCTGTGGCGGCAGTTGTAACCGCTGATGATGGAGTTGCCGCCGTTGGCGTCGCGTGCTTCCGCAAAGGGCGTGTAATGCTCGCCGTTGGCTGTTACGCCGCTTTTGCCGGAAAGGGAATATAATCTACCCTGCCACGGTTCGCAGCGTGGTGAAGCGTCCGCGTGGCTTGAAGTCCATACGAGATCGACGCCTTCCGTTTTCAAGCGTTCCGTGTCCGCCTTGTTCGCTTCGTAACGCACTTCGCTTTCGACGAGATTGCGAAGCGATAAGGTTTTGCCGTTCTTGTCTTCCGGCGTTGCCGTCGCAGGATCGCTCGCAAGCACTCTTACGCGGTCTTTCACGCGCTTGTCGTAGTCGGCGATGATTGCCGCGCCGCGCTTGTCTTCGGTGAGATACGGACGGAACCGCTCGATGATTTGCGAAGTGTTGCCGCCGCTTCCGCCTTTCGCCCACGATGCCAGGTCGATGGTGTATGTCTTGTTCTCGTTGAAGATTTGCGGGCGCGTCCTTGCCAACTTCTGAACGCTTGCCAAGAGCGCCGCGTTTGCCGTTACACGCGCTTTGGTGTAGAAGGCATCCCATCTCTGGAAGGACGCAACAAGCGCCTTGCGCGTTGCCTCGCGCACCTTGTCTGGCATCTTGCCAACCGTTTCCTTGATGATGGCGGCTGCCCTTTGCAACACTTCAGCGCGTTCGATTCCGCTTTTGTCGGCTTCCGCGATCAAGACTTTCAAGCGCGTCATGCCGTCTTGCAAGGCGGTGAGTTGGTTCTCCGCTTCGTTCTCTTTCGGTGAACGGATGGTGCGAGGTTCTGCCATCAACATTCACCCTTTACTTCGTGAGATTGTTCAGCAAGTCTGTTTCCGTATTCTGCGGTGATAGGTTTTGGTCGATGCGGATTTCCTCGACTTCTTTCTCAACCTCGTCATCGCTCCAACCGTCTTGCGCATGGAACGCCTTGACGCCTTCGCGGATGGACATGACGCCTGCCGTTCTTGCCTTGCCGATCTTGTCCACGCGGTCGGTTTCCGTGTCGCTGACGTATTCGGGGAACGTGATCGTGATGTTGAGGTTCTCGAAATCAACGTCAAGCGTATCGACGCCTGGCATCTCGAACCCTTGCGCTTTCATCCACGAAGCCACTTCGAGATAGCGGATGAACAGTTGTTCAAGCGTCGGCTTCCACAATGACAACTTCTTGTTGCGAAGGTCGATGGTCGCCTTGCTGCGTTCACGGAGTGTCTTGTCGGAACTGTTCGCGCCGATGGCGTCGGACAAGCCGAGCGAGATTGGCGAGATTTCCGCGTTGACGCAAACGTTCTCGATTTCCTTGTTGAGCTTTGACATCAAGGATTCGGTCTTGTCGGTGATTTGGAACAAATGCGGATCGTTCTTGATGCCTTCGCGCATGTCCGCCGATGAGATGACGACATTCGTGCGGAACTTCGATACATACGACTTGGTGGTCGCGCTGTCCTTTGGCAAGAGCGTCGCCGGCCATTCGACGATAGACTTGTTGTCGCGCGTTTCCCTGCGCAACTCCGACCATGTTTCATCAAGCGCGTCAAACTGCACGCGGCTGTGGGCGTAGTCGCTCGCACCGTATGGGCTGTCCATGAAGTCGTTGTTGGGCAACTTGTTCGGCTTGGAGAACGCCATCGCGCCCTTGACGCCCTGGAACACAAACAACGGCTTGAGGATTTCCGCCGTTTCGGGTATTTCATCAAGGCCGACTTCCTTCTCGTTGCCGTTGTTGTCGAGAACGAAGAGCCGGTACTCGATCACGGCGTCGCCAATTTCAGCTTCGCCCTTCTTGACGCGCGACGGGTTGCCTTCTGCCGCTACGAAGTCATCCGCGCTCACGGTGCGGTATATCTCATCAAGGCGGTACTTGACCTCATCGCCGCCGTTGTACTTCTTGGTAATCCATTCGTGGAAGATAATGCCGAGCATGATGCCGCGCTTGACGACGACTTCGCCGTAGCGGATGTCAACCATTTCGAGGATCGGGTACGGCGACAGCGTAGTGTCTACGGAAATCTTGGGAAACACATGCCCGCCCCAGGATTCCTTTGTCGCCCCGTCCGTCATGTTTTCCGCAAGGCGCATCTTCGGGATGAACACATCATCAAGGAGCGACTGCACCGCCGCGCTCGCTTCTTCGTTCACGTCGCCGTTCTCTTGCAGCACTTCGGCTTTGATGCTGTAGCCGTTGCCAAAGAGGATGGACGGTTGCTTCGCCGATAGCAAAGCCGGAAACCCTGAATGGATCATCGGGTAATCTTCGGGCGCTTTCTCCCAAAAGAGATTCTGCGAGGAACCGCCTTTTGAAATGTAGTCGCCGTTCTCGAAGTACTCGCGCAGTGATTCTTCGTTGCCACCGAACCATAGCATGTACTCGGTCATCTTGCGCGTGAAGGTATCGTCCGCAAAGAACGATTGAGGGATTTTCGCATATTTCGGTTCAAACTTGATTTTTCTCTCCAGCACTTCCAAATCCCTCCAAAGGCGCGTGCGCCGTCTGTTGTCAAAATAATCCGTGATCTTGGTGAAGATGCTCATGCCTTCGCCACCTCGCTTCTGCTGTGAGCCGCCGTCGATAGCGCCGTCATGTAGGTCGTCAAGGCGTATTCCGTCGCGTCCATAATGTCGTTTGCCGTCGCGCCGCTGTCTTCGCGTTCGACGCCTTCCTTGCCCTTTGTCCATGTTGCCGACTGATACGCCGCGTAGATGTCCGCGCAACTCGTATCGAACAGGATGCGCCGCTTGTTGAACATGATGATGAGAAGGTCGATGCGCTGCTTGATCGTCGCCTTGTAACTGCCGATGATGTCAACGCCTAACTTCTCGCCGCGCAAGTCGTTAATGTAGTTGCCTTCCGCGCTGTCAACGCTGATAAAGTCAAGGTGCTTGTCCGCGTGCTTGGCGAGAAATGCCCGTAGCAACTCCGTCTTCTTCTTGAAACCAACGGGCCGCCCCATGTCGTCACGGCTCTTGAAGACCATGTGGTCGAGGATGAACGCCTGCCCGTAGTTCTTGTCGAAACCCATCAACACGAAGACGTTGGACGCCTTGCCTTCCGCAATATCGACGCCCATTGTGTAACGGACGATGCCGTACTTCTTGTTCAGTTTCGTGTAGTCAATCTTCTTTGTCTGGCCGTTGTACTCGTAAAGGTTCTGCACAAGCGATATGTCCATGTAGTCGGCGTAGATGAGGATGCCCCACTTGCCACGCTCGCCGAGTATCTTCGTCTTGTGATAGTAAGATCCAACGGGGAACTCGTGCCGCAACTCTTTCTTCTGCTCGTGCGTCAGCTTGGGGTTATCGTCGAACGACCACCAGATGTACAGGTAGCCGCGCTTCTTGACCTTCTGCGCGTCCATCTCCGCTTTGGTGCTTGCTGGGCAGTTGCCGACGATGAGCGACTTGTTGACGCGCTCCTGATAGATGAGGTGCTGCGGATCGTCGCCGTTGAGCGTGAACAATGTGACGGGATGCTCGGTCGCTCCTTGTCGCGCAAAGGTTTCGTCCACGAACTGCTTGTCCGCGATGTTGACCTCGTCGATCAAGACGATTTCAATGTCCTTGCCGAGAATCTTCTCCCACTTGCTACTGTCAGAGTAGCCGCACAAAAGGATTTCCTTGATGCCGGTCGGCGTGGACGCTTCGATGTAGAACCCGCCGATTTCTTCCTTGACGAATCGGTACTTGTCAGGGTAGAGCGTCATCAAGCCGCGCTCCGCTTGCAACAGGTTAGTGCGGATGGCGTCGTAGTTCTCCGCCGCGATGAGCGCGTACTTGCACTTCATGCGTTGAACGAGCAGGTGGAATATCTGAATGGCAGTGACCGTCTTCGCGCTTCTGATCGTGCCTTCAAACGTCAAGCAGCGCGTCCTGGGGTCGAGCGCGATTTGAATGGCGTCGAGAATCTTGTCGTTGTACTGCACTTCGGGGATCGGTACGGTGAGCGCGTCAAGCGTCATGGCTCTACTTCTTGCCATCGCCATCGTCGTCTTCCTCATAGGTTGTGTCTGCCGGCATGTCAACGGTCGGTTGCGGTCTGCGGTTCAACGCTTTGATAAGGCGGTCGTCAACCGATAGCGTCGATGCTTCGTATCTTTCTTGCTCCCCGTCGAACTCCGAGAACTTTAGCATGACTTCAAGTGCTTCCTTGCGTTCCTTGACCGAAACAGGTTTCTCAACTACTCGCGCTCTTGACACGCCGACCGCGATGCTTTCAACCACAACTTGCGTGTCCATGATCTTCCCTTGCGCAATCTCATTGAGAAGGCGCAACGCCTGCCATCGGTTCATCACCGCGTTATCTTGCTCTTGCTTCAAGGTGGCGTCGATGTACTTACGCACGCATGGCATCGCAAGCATCCTGTCGCCTTCACGCCGTGCGCTCTTTGTCGTGTACCCTGCTTCGACTGCGGCCCGCACAGGCGAAACATTACCGATGCGAATATAAGCGTCAGCAAATCGCCGTTGCAATAAAGTTAGCTCTCCGCTTTCAATTTTGACCTTTGCAGGCATCTCCTCGCCACCGCCGTCTACTAAGAATTAAAAGAAGTAAATAACCGATAATGCTAAAAAGGCACAATGCCGAAATACGCAAGCGCCCTATATAAGTACTATATATGTATGTAGTGCAACAAACATACAAGCAAATAACAAGTATGTAGTACACTACGATATTAGTAGGAGTTGGATTCGCAAAAGGAACTTGCCGAAGGTTCTTTCTGCGAATCCAGGAGGAAGGAGGTGAAGCATGACGAGAGAAGAACAAGAAAAGAAACAAGAGAACAAGAGGTAAAACAAAAGAGCGGCGCCTTTCGGCACTGCTCTACGATATTATTATACACGGTCTGTCTTGAATTGTGCTTCTAAATCGTTTCTAAATCGTATTTAGTATA